TGATTGCCACCACAAGTGCATTCTGTCATGTATATAGACTGCCAAAAGGGTATATAAGCAAACCAAACTTTCCGGAAACTATCTTTTACGAGACCAAGAAGGTGTCTTTCCTCTTCTTAATCTTTCTTGAGGTTTCCAACCTGCATCATCCATACGCCTACGGAATTTTTGACCAGACTGGTCTCTTACTCTACTTCCAGTCATCTTTGGGCCTCTTCCCGGATACTTAGCAGGATTTCTCCAAAGCTCTGCGCAAAATGCCTCAGGGTCTCTTACACTTTGGAGACCATCATAATTTCTAAGCTTTAATGCATTCCTGCGACAATCGGTCATAAATGCCCGCATTGTTCCACGCGTTCTTCTTGTCTTAGGTGCCTTTGAAACTTCTATGCCTTTCTTTACCGCACACTTCTTTATCCCTGCAATGTCCCACATTAACTTATCAATACGTTTTAATCTTATCTTGGAAAGCATCTCATCCAAATCATTATTCATCTTACTAAATCTTCTGGCCTGTATTGCTCTCTCCTGATTTACTGCACCTGCCCTAGTCTTGTGACATCCTAATAACTTTCTGTCCTTCTTTGCAAATAGACAATATTTCTTTCCCCTACGCTCTATTATCTTCTCTACCATTCCTTCTATCTCATCTAAGGTTACTTGCTTTGTCAGCTTTACTGGTTCAAGCTCTTTTGCTGCTGCTACTGCTGTTACTGTAGCATCTGGATTAGCGGGCCTGTTGCCAACCCATGATACTGACCAAAGAGATAACTCGGAGATGTTGTTGTGGCAGACGTCTCCTTCGCAGACCTTCTCTTGTTTCTCGGCTTCCCCCCTAATAGAGGAGCCTCCCTTGTCACCGTAAATCTTCATCTCTTCCCATACTCGGTCATGCATCGGAAGCTTGTCATGTACTCCTACTCTAATTTTTACTTTGCCATCTTTAATCTTATATGCAAGCGGAAGCCCTACTGGCATCTCCTCATGCTTGTATGAATAAACCCCGTACTTCATATAGAAGTCCATGGATTCTTTAATCGTGTCAGTACCTATCTTATCGTTCTGTTTATCGATAGTAGGCGAGCTAATGTATGTCTCTAAAATTCTCTTGTTATACCACTCTGGTCGATAGACCTGCCACTTGGTATCTTTAGCGTCTGCCACAGCCTAACATTGAATATGTGTATATAAACAAATAAAACTTTCCGGAAACTACTTAGGTTTCATTCGGTAATAAGTTTTCATAATCTCACTTTCTAAATCTGGCAGCCCCTCTTGTAATGCCCTCCGCATGTGAAAAGTTCCTTCCGTAAATGGTTGATTGTCATAAATTGACCCTGCCATTTTCATAGCCTTATCCTCGTTACCAAACATTTCAGACGCACCACCTGCCCATTTTTTAACATATGGAATTAATCGCGTTCCGTGGTCTCTTGTATATGCAGGGACTTTTTTAACTTCTCCACCATACTCTAAAAAATTCATTGCAGGATGGTCTGATGTTAATGAAATGTAAGTATAGTTTCCTTTTCTTTTTACTACTGTCTTGATGCTTTTTCCTGCTTTTCCAGTATTTTTTTTCCATTTTTCATATAACTTCTTCTCGGCATCGTCCCTTATCCCATCCGCGACATTGTTCAGTGCCACCCATACCATCTCATTCCAGTTTTTCTCTTGCTTGAGAAAATTAATAGACGCTTTGAACTTTCCATAGTCCTCTATTTTTACTCCCATTATCTATAAGATGCTACTTCCTCTACCGAAGAGTCTCCGTACTTGTCTTTCCACTTTCGCTTAACGTACGCTTCTCCCCTCTCGTAATACTGCATCCTTGCCTTCTTCTCCATCTGTCCTTTGTGAACTTGTGGTGCGTTCTTCCACTCCAACTCACTCTGACACTCTTGACAAAATCCAGAACTTAATACATGAACTCGCATTCCACTCGCCAAACACTTCTTGCAATTCTTCACGGCTTCAACGCCCCCACTTCTGGTTTAGTCTCCTCTGGCATCACAACCGCCGTCTCTTCTGGTAACTTCAAATTACCATCCTTATCCATTGTAGCTTTGATTCCTACCTTATTTAATACAGTAATTATATTCGCCTTCTGTAACATGTTAGCCAGATTCGTTGCTTCATTCTTTACATTGATATCTGCAAACCTAACCTTCCATGTCTTAATTCCTACTAACTTCATTAACGGTCTAAGGAAACCCATCTCCAAACATTGCTGCGTTTCAAGAACCGTTCTGTCAAAAAGAGAAATTTGTTCCCCTTCTGAATTTAATCCACCCACTCCTGTCGTACTTCCTGTAACAATAGGCATAACTCCATAAGATGCATTAATATCATTATTAATTCGCTCCATATACGGCAACGCCATCAACTCATCCATGTTAGGCATTACTGGCACAAACTTAGCTTGACCTGCCGATACTCCCTCTCCCCTACTACTTATAATAGGTACAAAGTTCGGATTCCTTCGAGTTTCCTCCGCTATGTATTCTCCTAACCGATTAAGAGACTCCTCATCATGACCGGGAATATCCAAGAAACCTTTGGGTGGTCTCTCTAATTTATAAATCTTATTTTGGAAGTTTTCAATAGCAAGAGCTGTTTCGATTTTCTTAGAAAGACCTATAATTGGCGACTGTCCATACAATCGGGCATTCGCACTGTATTTATTAAAATGAATCATCTCATCCCTTGCAAAAGGAATATTGTCCTTATCAGTACCTTGGTCATAATAATAAGCCACCTTCTCCGCAGGGAATCCTCCCTCCGTCTCAGCATCCTTACCATCTACAGGCTGACGTGTAACCGTGTCAAACCATGCATCATCTTTGAATCTACCAAACTCATCCACATGAAATCTCATGTGCTTCGCATCCTCTATCCAAAGTTGTTTTACTAACTTATCCTCACTACCCTCTATTCTATCATAAACAATACTTACCCAACAATCATCAAACACTTCTAACTGTCTAATCATTGCCTTAAATAATTCCATACCTGATATATCTGCATCTCCGCTTGTCGGGTCTTTCAAAAGACGCTCTAATATCTTTCTCTCTTCCTTGTCACCCTTATCACCAACGGCGTGGTACTCCCACCCCTTAGCAACTGCTTGGGACGCAATCCGAGTGATAACCGTTCTAAGATGAGAATACCTGTCAGCTAATTGTTCTAAATAATTCTGGTCTACTGGAGGTAATATCGAATCCTCAAAGGAACCCATGGAACCCATCGCAGAATAAACAGGAGTCCTTGCCTCCTTCAATACTTGAGCCGAATCTCTGGAGATTATCTCCTCCAACGCCGAAACCTTACGAATCGGCTTGCGCCCAAGTATTCTATCGTACCATGCCATGTATCTCCTCCAATGTTTGATTTATCTTATTAAGCCTTTCTGCTTTTTGGATAACATCCAAACTCTTCTTTAATCTCTTACTCCAACTATGTCCTGCATTACCACCCATCATCTTCCACATTATCAATCCCTTACTTGGCCTTTTTCGATTATCAAAATTCTCACCCTTAGGGTCTACATCCTCATGCCTTCGATAATAAGTATCTATCTTTACAGCAGTCCTATATCCTACATCCTTCTGAACCCTTAATCTGTAATTAATCGCCTTCGTTACCTTACCACCACCATATCCATGCATCGTCCGTAAAGTCCTGCCTTTCCTAGCCTCCTCCTTTACTCCACTTGGAATATTATATCTGGTCTTCTTATCGGCCATGATACTCCCGAACATATCGCCTGAGAACTGGCTCGACTAAGACGCCCGTCGGCACATTCTCTGCCTTAGCAATTTCCTTAAGACTAGATTTTGTATCATCACTAATTCCGTAAATCTCCAACCTTGTTCGTTTCTTCATGTGTGGCTGGAGTCTCTGTATATACTCAATGTATATAAACTTTTCTATACATAATCCCAATTCGCATAAGCCAGCCCTTTCTTGTTCATTCCTTTAATTGCCAACTCACACATCCATAAAGCCATCACCGCATCTGGTGTATGTCCCTCCAATCTTCCATTCTTACCGTATACCAACCTCGCCAAACCATCCGTCAACTTCCTAGGACCCGGACGACTCGCTTCCCTTATTTCTTTCTTCCATGGAATCTGGTATCTCTCTTTTTCAAACTCCAAGGCCAACCCCGGGATACCCACGTCATGAGAGTGCTTCTCACGCCCCGTGTTGTGTCCCTCGACCGGGAGACCCGCCAAGTCACTCGCACTGTGGACAACAAGTCTCTGATACCCATTCGATTCTATCATTATAGTGTCTGGATTAAAACGTTTCGCAAGCTCTCTAACTCGCAACACCTGAGTCTCCAACCAACCACTTCCTTTTGCCATTACCTTGCCTGTCCAGCTATACAAGAGCCTACGATGCTCCGTACGCTTATTATAAGCCACAAGAACGTAGCTTGTCTCATCATTCTGACTGTTCATACCCACAGCCAAGTCAACACCCATAACGACCACTGTATCGTCATCATACTCTGGTAACCCCATGTCCAACTTATCATCCAAACATCTCTGAAGTACCTCATACGGAACTACAGCACTCTCGGGGTCTAACGGATTTAACATATACTCAGACTCAAAAGCCCGACTTCCCATCGTCTCCTTTTCTTTATCCAATCTCTCCTGATTCCAATACTCAGGCCATCTCGGTTTTCCATCCTCCAACAACGCCGCATGACGAATTGTCTTCCACTCTTTGCTTTCTGAAACCCAATCTGTAATATCTCCAACTCTTTTCTGAGTTCCTACCAATAACATCTGAGAACTTGGAAGACGCATCGGCATTACAACCCTCTGAACGTAATGAATGACTTTTTCATCCGTCAAATTTGGAAACTCCTGCAAAACGTCATCCAGAATTATCATATGAACGTGAGGACCCTCTAATGCTTTTCCAATACTTGCACCATGAACCCTACTTCCATTGTTAAATCTTTTTGCTC